AGGAAGGCCTGGGCAATATCGTTCCAGCCGGCGTCCCATTCGATGCGGCTGCCAACGATGGTGTCTTGCGCCTTGAGCACCAGGGCGTTCTTGGTCTCCAGGCTGTAATGGATCGAGGTCGCACGCGGGTAGAAGTCGCGCACCATGTCGAACACTCCGTAGCCGATGCCGGTGGTGTCGATACCGATGTGCTGGACGTTGAAGCGCTCGGTGAGTTTCTTGACCTCGTTGGCCTGGTACTTGAATGACTGGCCGCGCCAGCTGTGCTTCTCCAAAATCCGGAACTTGCCGCCATCCTCCAGCGGTGGGGCGATGACCACGCAGGTCGCATCGTCGCGGGTGCGGCTGGGGTCGTAACCGATCCAAACCGGGCTGTTGCCGAAAGGACGCGGATCGTCGGGGTCGTAGTCGGTCCACAGCGACAGGTCGGAGTAGCAGCGCTCGAGATCGCCCAGGGCAAATACGCTCTGTGTGCTGTCGATGAATTTGCACATGAACAATTGTTCAAACCGGTCGTCGTCGTACTCAAGCTTCAGCTGCTCTAGGTCGAACAGATCACAGCCGCCGGCGATCGCATCCAGGATGGTGATGACCTTGCGCCATTGGCCGTCAGGACAGAGTGTTCCCGCCGCCGCTTGCTTGTCGCTGGGCCATGGCTCTTTGGCTGCCTTGCGCTTGCTGTTGCGGAATTTCTCCCCGGTCCAGAACGGATAGGCCTGGTGCGACACCGCACTGGGCGTCGAGAAGTAGGTCTTGCGCCATTTCTTGTGGGTCGCCATGGCGCTGGCCACGGTGCTGAGTTTTTCGAAGTCACGGATCCAGAAATATTCGTCGACATAGACGTGGCCATGGTGGCCTTGCGCGGTGCTGCTGTTGGTGCTGAGAAAGCGTAACTCGGCCCACGGTTTACCGTCCTTGCTGAGCACGATCGGGTTGCCGGTCAGCTCCAGGCCGAACCATGCCTGGGCAAACGAAATGATGTAGCTACGGAAGATCTCGGATTGAGCGCGGCTGGCCGACAGGAATATCTGGTTGTCGCCGGTCAGCACGGCATCCATGAACGCTTCGCCGGCGAAGTAGTAGGTCAGACCCACCTGACGACTTTTCAGGATGTTGCGGATCCGGCTTGTCAGCGGGTTGATTTTGGCGGCGTACAGCTCTTTCTGGTAGCCGTACATCTTGCTGATGAACTTGTCGAGAAAGTCCACCTCCGTCAGGCCGCTGACGTCGTTCTTGACCTTTTTCTCGCGCTTCTTCCTGCCCTTTTCGCCGCGATCGCCCCGTTCCCGCCGCTCGCTGCGTGGCTCATCACGACGGTGGCCACCCTCTTCCTGCGGATCATTCACCGGCATTGGCGCGGGCTTGGCGCACTGCTTGGCCAGGCGTTCGCGAATGGTGGTCAGCCGGTCCAGCTCGTCCAGTTCGCCCTTGGTCAGCGTGGCCTGTTTTTCCAGAAGCAGGGTGATGCGTCGGCTGACGGCGGTCAGCGGCTCCTCATCTGTCAGCATGTCTTCCCAGCAGCCCTGGCGGATCCAGTAGTAGACGATCCGAATGTTGGGCAGGTTGAGTTGCGCCTGAATTTCCTTGGCTTTACAGCGGCGCAGGAAAAGGCGTTTAGCGGCTTCTTTGACTTCGGATGAGTAGTACATAGGCCGCAGTCTATGCGGCGAAAACGCGGTAAACGTGGCGTTAATTTCGCCGTATTTCGTATTTAGCGAATCTACGACTTACTCAGAACTTAACCGTTTGTTTGGTGCCTTTCAGCTCCCTATCGTGGCGACTCAAATCACTGATTGAGCGCAGTTAACGCCCATGCCCCGTTCCCTTGTTTCGTTCTGGAAACGTGTCGCCAAAAGCGGCCCTACCGTTGATGGTCGAGTCATCCTTCCCCAGGAACTGCGCGATATCGCTGAGACGTACAGCACCACCACCTATACCGCTTCGATCTGGAGCGAGCACGAACGTTGGCCTGGCTCCCACGGCACCGTGTTTGCGGTGCGCCTGGTTGAGGAAGCCGAGGATTTGCAACCTGGCCAAGTGGCGCTGGAAGCCCAGTTAAAACCGAACCAGCGACTGCTTTATCTCAATGACCAGGGTGAAAAACTGTTCACCAGCATCGAGGTCACGCCGGACTTTGCCAATACCGGCAAAGCGTATCTAACCGGCCTGGCTGTGACCGACTCGCCGGCCAGCCTCGGCACCCAAGAACTCTACTTTTCCCGCAAGACCGGCCAGCCCGCGCATTTTGCAGCCTATGTGCCCCTTGGGTCGCTGGGCCAGCTGAACGAGGAAGAGTCGGTGGGCGAGATCGGCAAGTTGACGGGCCTGCTGACCAAGCTGTTCGGCCGCTTTGCCGTTGAAGAGCCTGCCACCGAAAAGCCCCCAACCACCCCCAGTGAGACTCCCCCAATGGATGAAGCTACAGCCAAGGCGTTGAAGGCCTTGAGCGAGCAGTTAGCGCTCGTTGTAACCGGCCTCGCAGCTGTGATCGAACCCGCCACCGTCGACGTTGAAGAGCCGGTTGTCGTTGAGGTCGACGATGTCGCGGCTGCCGTTGACGCCATCGTTGCCGAGGCCGAAGCGGATCGTGAATTCGCTCGCAAAGGTGCAGCGACCGACAAGCGCCTCGATCGTATCGAAGCACTGTTGGAAAGAGCCTTCAGCACCCCAACCGGCCGCGTTCTGCCAAAAGTCACCGGTTCCACCACCACCAAAAAGCGGGTGCTCTAATATGGCTTACCCCCTCAGCACCCTGGGCGCGAAGATGTTCGCGCAGATGCAGCTCGATATTGCCGAGAATTACGGCGTTGAGCTGGCGAGCAAAATGTTCACCGTTGAACCGACCATCGCTCAAGAGCTGAACGAGGCGATCACTGCCAAGTCGGACTTCCTGCAGCGCATCAACGTCATTGGCGTGAGCGAAATAAAAGGGCAGAAGGTGTTCCTGGGCGTTGCGGGTCCTGTGACCGGCCGCACCAACACCAAGACCACCGACCGTGAAGCCAAGGACGGCTCGGCGCTCGACGAAAACACTTACGAGCTGTTTTCCACCGAGTCCGACGTCAGTCTGCCGTACGCCAAGATCGACGCTTGGGCGAAGTTCCCGGACTTCCATCAGAAGTACTCCGCGGCAGTACAGAAACAGATCGCGCTCGATCGCATCATGATCGGCTTCCACGGCACCAGTGCTGCCGTGCAGAGCGATATCGTCGCCAACCCAATGCTGCAGGACGTCAATAAGGGCTGGCTGCAGATCGCTCGCGAACAGATCCCACAGCAGGTCCTGAAGCAAGGTCTGGAAGTTGGCAAGGTCACTCTGGGTGAAGGTGGCGACTACGCCAACCTCGATGCTTTGGTGCACGACACCAAGCAGATGGTGGATGAGCGTCTGCGCGATGGTGGCGACCTGATCGCGATCATTGGTAGCGATCTGCTGGCCGCTGACAAGGCCAAGCTCTACGCCAAGCAAGGCGATGTTCCGACCGAGAAAGAACGCATTGAAGATGCTCAGGTCATCGCGACCTATGGCGGTCTGCCGAGCTTTAGCGTGCCGTTCTTCCCAGTCAATGCGGTGGTCGTTACCAGCTGGGACAACCTGTCGATTTACTTCCAGGACTCCAGCTGGCGTAAGCAAACCATCGACAATCCGAAGCGCTCCCGCGTCGAAGATTACAACAGCCGTAACGAAGGCTACGTGATCGAGCAGCTGGAAAAGTTCGCGATGACTGAAAACGTCGAACTGGTGACCGCGTGAGCCTGGCACTGGAGCACAAGCGCCGCTTGATCGCTGATGGTCCAGCGTCGGCTGTCGCCGGTGCCGCAGCGGCTGGCTATTCGCCTGCCGCTGCACTCTCAAGCCCTGCCAATGCCCGGAAGCACTTCAAGCTGATGGAGGACTCGCTGGCTGTCGATCTGGAGCGCATCAGCGCAATCAATAGCCGCGAAGCCCGCCAGCAACTGAAGCGTGATGAGCTGCTGCCTAAATATCAAGACTACGTACAGCGGTATCGCGATTCCGGATTGAGTTTCCCGAACTCGGTGCTGGTGTACGTCCTGATCTGGCTGTTCGACACCGGTGAGTTCGACAAGGGCCTGGAGCTGGCCGACTTCGCCATGTCCCAGGGCCAGGCTCTGCCGGAGCGCTTCAATCGGGACATTCCCACCTTCGTCGCTGATGAGGTGATTGAGTGGGCCGAGGCCGAATACAAAGCCGGTCGCAGCCCTGAGCCTTATGTTTCCAACCTGTTGCCCCTGGTTGACGGTGTCTGGTCGCTGTTTGAGCGAATCCCTGCCCGTTACCACAAACAGCTCGGGATCTTGGCCATGGATCGCAAAGAGTGGGCAATCGCAATCACCCACTTTGAACGCGCCGAAGCCCTCTACGACGGTATTGGCGTAGGCACCCGATTGGCAGGCGCCCGCAAGGCGCTGGCAAAAGAACTGGCTGAGAAAGCCGCCGAATAAACGACTACCCCCCCGGCGAGAAACTGTGGATGTGAGCCAACCATTTATGGCCCTGACCCACTGAAACAGTTTTCCCGCCCCTATTTGAGTGCCCAGCAATGAGCTTTTCCGGGAAACCCACCACCTTTGTGGATCAGGCGATCGAGAACGACGGCTTCTGGCCGAACCTCTCCCTGGCCGAATTCCAGAAGGGTTACCGCCTGCCGGCGGAGTACCTGGTAGACATGCTGGCCACTGATCTGACCACGGCGATGATCGAGGTCAATCGAGATCTGGCCAAGCTCAAAGGTCAGTGGCAGAACGCGGGCGTGTCCTCCGTGGAATCTGCTGACCCTACGGTGCTGCCGGAGCGCACATTTCAAGCAGCGACGTACAAGCGCGCCGTGTATTGCCGCGCCAAGGCCAGCTTGCTGACTCAGTTCGCCACCGTGACCCGCCGTGAAAGCGCGGAGAACACCGCCAAAGAACTGCCCGAGCGTGGCGAAACCTTCCTGGAGTTCAGCCAGCAGGCCGTTCGCTCGCTGCAGGGCCGTGGCCGCATTACGGCGGCACTCCTGTGATCAAACTTCGCGCTCTCACCACGTACCTGATCGCGCGCCAGCTGGTGCTGCCGGAGCAGCTCGATAGCTGGACCGACCAGGTGAACCTGGAGCTGATCTGGAAGCCCGACATCGGCGGCATGCGCATGGGTGACATGCGTTACAGCGCCACGATCGCCCTGGAGCGTTTCGCCGATCACCCCGGCCGCCTGATGGCGTTGGTGGGCAGCTGGCTGGAGGGTAACGACCAGGACCGCGACGAACTGTCGGCGCCGAAGTTTGACATCACCATGCTCGACAACGACCTGGCTGACGTGGACATCACCCTGGAGTTCAACGAGCCGCAATACCTGGCCGAGGATCCCGCCGGCGAGATCGAGGCGTTCGGTAAGACCTGGGCATTTGTCCCGTTTGATCTGTGGATTGCCGAACACGGCGAGGTATCGAGCCTTGGCCGGTCGTAGCACCTTCGAGCTCGACGCCCGGGGCTATCTGGGCGTGCGCGAGCAGCTGGCGTTGCTCAGCCTGCCGCCGCAGCTGCGCCGACGACTGCTGAACAACGTCACCAAGCGCGTGCGGACGATGAGCCGCAAGCGTGTGCGCGATCAGCAGAACCTCGACGGCACACCGTTCGAAGCGCGCAAAGGCGCGGGCAAGGGCAAAAAGAAGATGGAAGCGGGGCTGGCCAAGCTGATGTTGGTCACCCGCGTGAGTCCCGATGAGGCCGAGCTGGGTTGGCGTAATGCCCTGACCAGCTGGGTCGCGGCGCAGCAGCACAACGGCGTCAGCGAGCGCCGCACCGCCGCCCAGATGAAGCGCTGGAACAACGTTCCCGCCGGACTGGCAGCCACGGAAAAGCAGGCCAAGCGCTTGCGCCGGCTGGGCTTCAAGGTCCGCCAAGAGGGCAAGAAATCCCTGTCCCGGCCATCGGTGGCCTGGATTCAGGAGCATGT